TCTATAGGCTCTATCCAGTGTTCGTCTGCGCTATGGTCAGATGTAGCGGTCGGGCTGACTTGTACTACGATGGACGACCCAGCTACTATCGTCGTTAGGCCCGTAACAGCAACGGAAGCATCGGAAGCTCCGGGGAACGCGCCAAAGTCTAGTAACGCTGTGCCGGATCCCTTAATGCCACCCCCGCCGCCCCCTCCGGTAGCGCCAGTATCTCCCTTAGCTCCCGGAGGACCGGGCCACCCCTCTTCCCCGGGCTCCGCATCTAGGAAAATAGCCGGGCCCATAGGGCCTTGTGCGCCAGTGGAGCCTGTACCAGCAGGGCCCTGTGGGCCGGGAGGTCCGGGAGGACCCATGTCCCCAGTCTCCCCGATATCACCGTCTAGATAGACGGCGGGACCGGCGGGGCCTTGGGAGCCGGTGGAACCGGCGGCTCCAGCGCTACCTGCTGGGCCGGGGGGACCGGGGGACCCCGGATCTCCCTCAATAGCTTCCGCCTCTAGAAATACTGCGGGGCCAGTAGCCCCGGGGGAACCAGTAGCTCCGTTAGCGCCGGGAGCGCCCGGGTTACCGGGAGGGCCGGGAGGCCCGTCCTCTGGAGAGTCCATCAGAGATGCGGCGAAAGCCGCTCCGTCCCCAATGGCGCTCTGTGTGATATTGTAGGTGTTACCGCCGCTGGATCCGCTTGGCGCACCGATTAGTTTAAATCTGCGCTCTACGGCCAAAGGCTAACTCCTGAATAAAAAAGCCCCGGCACTGGCTTGTGTGCCGATACCGGGGCTACGATCAACTCCTAGCTATTACGCCGGGACAATGAACGTGACGCGACCTTCCGAACGAATCTCCTTGACACCATAGATGATGTCCGAAGTGAACAGAGTCGCAAGGTACTCCTGCATGTAGCTCGCCTGCGAGCGAACACCGGCCTGCTCAATCAGGACCCAAGCATCCTTGTGCAGATAGAGGCCCTGACGCTGGTCAGCCGTCGCACCCGCATCCAGCACCGTGGGGCAGTTGGTGGAGACGTAGAACGGGTTACCGTACAGGTCACCAATCAGACCGTTGCGGATCGAATTGCTATTGCCATTCTCACCGACGAACTGCTGCTCCGTGAAGCGCGAGATACCAAGCAGGTTGGCCTTCTCGACCGGCGGGATGACGAACGCCCGATTCGCCAGCGGAACGTTGTTATCGTCCAGCGTACGAATCATGCGACGGATGCCCGCGTCCGAGAGAGCAGACGCGTTACCAGCATTGGCGCTAGCGGTCGGGCTCCACGCCGTCGAACCGTCACCACCAATCACAGCAACGCTACCCTGAGTCGCGGTCGTGTAGTCCGTACCCGTGATGTTGCCGCCAACCGCCGGAGCGCCCGAGGGCGAAGAGCGACCAAGCAGCAGAAGGTCCCAGTCCACGCGACGCGCCAGACCGAAGCCCGCGTCATCCGTGTAGAACCGGCGCATCGAACCGAGAGCCTGCGTGTCCGCAAAATCTTCGATAAGAACCGAGTACTCAAAGTGCTTGTTGATAAGCACCTGCACAACGTTGTTGGCCGTGACGTTCGGGGTGACCTGAGTCTCCTGAACCTTAGCATTCGCAGAGCCACGCGCGGGCTTCGGAATGTTGATCGTGTCGCCCTTCTTGCCCTTATGATTCATCATAGTGACAAGCTGAGCCGCTACAAGGTTGTTCTTGTACGCAGCCAGAATCTCGTTCGACCACAGTTCCGGAACGAACGGACCCGCCTTACCCGACACAAGGGTCGTGGTATCAGCGATAAAGTTACCAGCGGTAAATACACCAGCCATCTTAATAAACTCCTAAAGTTGCGCCTGAGGCGCGAAAGTTATTTAACTCGACCCTCCGCGTAAGCTTGCATGATTAGCGACTGGAAACCCTCATCGTAATAACCGTTGGGGTCTTTAATACGCTTTTCGATCAATGCTCGCCGCGAGTAGACCGGCTTGCCCCCGGCGCTGCCAGAAGTATCGGTGCCACCACCAGATACCATAGCCGCAGCACGGAGTGCTTCGTCCCGGTTGTCCTTGTTCTGCCCATTGCCCTGCTGAGTGGAAGCCGCCCGCGTTGCCGCTGCGTGTTCCGACCATGCCGTAAACAGTTCATCGGCTGCGCCGAAGTCGCCGTTCTGAGCCGCCTGCATTGCCAGTCGCGTTCTGTACTGTGAAGCACGCACGAAGTTCTGGAACTCAGGAGTCTGCATGGTCTGCTTAAACCCATTGTGCTTATTCTCAAACTGCTGCTCGGCAAGAGCCAAGCGAGTAGCCTGAAGTTCCGCAGCAAGGGGCGCATTCTGATCGGCGGCTACCCGCCGGATCGTCTCAGTAGGATCGTTAAGCAGTTCGTCCGCTGTTGCCGTTACCGGCGCGGATCGCCCACCACCCTTAGTCAAGTCCTCAGTTCGCTTAAGATCAAGAAGCTTGTCGGTAAGGCTGCGAAGCTGCCCGATTTCGTTGTTCTTGTGTCCAAGGTGGGACTCTAGTTCGCCGTACGACTTTACGAGGTCGTCAACGGTCTTGAACTTTGGGGGCAGGTTCGGGAAAGTGCCACCGTGGTTAGGCGTGCCGCCACTGGTGTTTCCGTTCCGGACATCTGCGCCGAGTTCAAGGTTCTCTAGATCCTTGCCGCTAGGCAGGGCAGTAAACCCACTCTGGTTCTCAGGCTGATTATCAATAAGAATGTTGGTACTTGAAGTAGTCACGTTAGTTTCCTTTCGGCCAGCGGTGGCTGGTTGTCGATCCATTGTAGAGGGGCTTACTCGTAGGTGCCGTGATCCCGCAACTTACGGTGTTCTACCTCTAGTTTCTTCTTTCGCTTCCTGTCCCACTTGTCGATAGCGGCCTCGTTGTTGCTCCTGAGGGAGAACACGAACGGACGCCAGTCAACAGTCGGGGCACAAAGCTGCCGTTCCGCGTCTTTTCCGCACTCTGGGCAGATTACCGACTTATCGTCGGGTCCAACCAGCTCTTCAAAGTCTGCGCAACAGTGAGGACAGATAAAATCGTACAAGTGGCGAGCCATTACGGTTACTCGTTGCTGTACGAATCTTCTCGTTCATCAAGCCGCTTTTCTTCGGCTTCTGCAATAAGGTTCTTGTACTCGTACTCAATGCCCTTGTCGAAGGACACAACAGCTACCAGTACCGCAATCTGGCCCTTAGCAAAGAACAGTTCCTGCTCAGTGTTCAAGGCAATCGCGTTATTCTTGATAAGGTTGGCTCGCTCCAGAAGTTCCTTCTGAAAACGCTTCCAACCAACGCTGCCAAACAGCGTTTCGTAGTCCTTAGCGCGAGCGCGCTCTTCCGGGGTTAGAAACCGGAATTCCGCTTCACTAATCTGCATTGTTAATTCCCCTTAGCGGGCTGGCGGGCTTTTATTACTGCCGCCTTAGCCTTTACTGCCTCAACTACAACCTTGGCTCCGGAAATGTGGTTCTGCTCAGCCAGAAGGTCTTGCTCGTTAGCTTGCAGCAGCAGTTCCGCTCCATGTAGCGCGTTCTTGCTGCCCATGTCGCCACTCTTAGCCTCTTCAGTACCCGCCTTAGCAATATTGAGGGCTGCGGTGCTGGCAAGAAGCGAGTTCTGAAGCCGCTTGTTAGCAAGATCAAGCTGAGCGGCCTCAAACTGCATCTGCTCCATCATCTTCTGGCGCTGCTGCTGTTCGGGATTCGGCTTGAGGGCGGCGTCAATACCGTCCTGAATCTCTTTCTTGACCGTGGTGCTGGACTGTTCGATGATAGCTTTCAGAAGCAATAGCTTCGGCGCTTGCATCGTGTCCGGAAGCTGGCCCATAAGCTGGGTTAGCTGGTTCTGCTCAAATTCGCGGGCCATGATGCCCGACGTAGCGATGACGCGGAACGTGAAACTCTGGGGGTAGCGGCTCGGCTCAAACTGCCTGTAGCGCCACAGTGCTTTCTGCACAAACGGTTCAAGGAAGTTACGAGAAACCTGATTCATGGCGCGCTTAGAGCGCTTAATGAACGCACCAACCATAAGGTTAGCGCCAGTCGCAGTCTCGTTACGATTACTCTGACTTGCCGGAGTAGCCGTATCCATAGCGCCAGTGCCCATCTGCACCATGCGCTCCATGTCGCCGGTCTGGTTGAACGTAGCAGGTTCCAAACCTGCGAACGTAACCGGCTGGAGAATATCCTTAGGGGCACCCTGAGTGGCCCAAACCTTACCCGGGCGGACCCGAAGGTCAAAGCCACGGGGCAGTCTGGTAACGTCTGCCCCCATCATGGGGTTGCTAATCAGCCCGAGTGCGTCGATTCGCGAGCGAAGCTCGGCATCAAGAGCCTTCTGCGGGTTGTAGCCCTTCTCGGCCACGCCCCTGCCCCAGAAACGGCCCGGCACCTTGTCATGCTGGTACGCAATAATGGAGCGATCACCCATGGTGAACGGGTTGGCGACGGCGGAGGCACAAACGCTGCCGTTAAGGATGGCAACGATAGACTCCACAAGCGGACCGTCTCCATCTTCTTTAGCGGAGGCTCCGTCCAGCAGTGCGTCAACGGGTGCAGCAGCAGCGGCGGGCTTCTTTGTGGGCAGGTACTTGGCAGGTACCAGACCATGGTATTCGGTAACGAGAACAGCGTCCGTACTAGTGACAGGCTGCTCAAGGTCTGCGCGAGCGGTAGAGCGGTCATCGTTTCGAGTGAGTCCGCCAACATTAATGCCCTTCTTCCAAAGGCCCTTGCCCTGCATCTGGTCAACGTAGTGACGGGGCTTGATTACCTCATGCGCGCAACCGAGCATTTCGTCAACCGTGCGCCCTGCCGGATCCGGGACAAACTCGTCAGCCGGGATCGGCTCAAGGCCGATATAGACGCGGGGCTGGGACGTAATGTTACCGTCAGGACCAATCGCCTTATCCTCACTGGGATTAACGGTAATCTTACCAATACCAGAGCCGTATAGGGCTCCGTTCATGTAGACTTCCGCAATCTTGTCCGGAATGTTCATCCGGTAAAGGTCGGTAAGAAGCTGGTCGCGGCCCTCAATGGCGGCGGGCCGGTCCTTAAGATCGTCCGTAACGTCGAACCACTGCTCGCGCCCGAACGTAGCCTCTTCCATTTCGGAAACGGTCATTTCGATGGCTTGCGCCAGCGCGGGAGCAATCAGGCGGCTACGCTCAGAGTCGCGGTTCTTGTCGCGGCTGTTCCAGCGCCCGCGCCACATGCGGTAGTATTCGTCCCACCTATCACGGAAATTAGCGTCGCGCGCAGCGCGCCAACGGTCCACTCTCGACATAACCCAATTGACAAGCGCACTGTCCGTATCCGTAGATACTGGTGCGGGCGCGCTGCCTTCGGGGTCAACAATAAGTGAAGCCATTAGTACCCTGCGTCTTGGTCAAGCGGTTGCCATTCGTCGGCACCCACAAGGTCGTCTGCGAAAATGGTGCTACCCATCTGGTCCGTGTACGAAAGACTGTCAATAAGGTCGTCTTTGGTAAGGGTGCTGGGAAAGTCGTTTGCTTGTTCGATCAAGCGGCGGATCCAGAGTGGTCTATCGAAATAATCCACATTAGGGTCGCTGTTAAGAATAATCCTTCCACGTTCTAGTCTGCCCTGAAGGGACCAAAGAACGCGCTCTTCCTTGCGCTGGTTGCCGTGCGACAGGGGCTCAATATTGAACCACTGCGAATACTGGCGCATAACGTCCTCCAGATAGGGGAGGACTGCGTGCATCAGGGAAGTCTTTTCGATACCGATACGGGAAGCTTGGCAACCGCGCGCAGCAAGGATGATCTTAAGTGCCGTCTCGCGAGTGTCCCACTGGCCGTGGATAATCTCTTTGACCCACCAGCCGCGCTTCGTGATCTTGACCACCGAGATTGCCGTCTCGTCGGTCCTCATCTTTGGCTTGCCAGCTTCTTGAGTACGGAAACCAGCTAGGTCCACAACTACGACAAAGTAGCCGTCCCCGGGCTCGTTTTGCGAAAATTGCCACCACTCTTCCTTGAGGGCTCCGCCCCCGCGCGTTATGAAGGAAGCCTCTAGCTCCTGCTGGCGCAACTCCGTACTGTAGTTCGGGTTGTTGTAAAGCTTCTTTCGAGCGATGTCGGACAACGTAGGGTTGTCCATGCTGCTGAAAGAGAACGCTTCCCAATCCTCAAACCCCGGAGCGTGGTCCAGAGCGTTCATAAACAGGGAGTAGAAGTGGTTTTTGCCCTTCGGGGTCCCAATGAACATTGCGTTGCCGCCAACGTCCATCAGTGCGGGCTGAATAATCTCGTCCCAGACTTGCGGCTTCATGTCCGCGTACTCGTCAAGGACAACGTAGTGGAGTCCTACGCCTCGGAGAGAGTCGGGGTCATCCGCGCCCTTGACCGAGATTCGGCGTCCGTTAATGAGGGTAAAGATACCGTCATTCTCATGGACCTTAGCGATGACTCCGCCTTCGGAGGCGAAGCGGCCCATCTGCTTAAGCTTGGGCCACATTGCGCGCTTACCCTGCGCAAAGGTCGGTGTAATGTAGTACACCTCGTTACCCTCTGTAAGAGGGTGGCCGTTATGTTCGTTAGCAAGGGCCGCAATCAGAAGCTCAGCAGCGGCTAGGTGCGTCTTACCGAAGCGTCGCCCCGCAGCGACAACCTTGTTGTTAGCGGGGCTATTGTGAATCGCTACCTGCCCAGCGTGTAGCGCTACGCGAAGCTCAGCCAATTAGCAGTTGGCGTTAAGACGATCCGAAGTCTGCCCATCGTAAGCGCCCGGCTTGTTCGGGGTAGCGGCGGAAGTCGCCGCGCACTCGCCCGTGGTGTACGCCGGGTACTCATCGTAGACACCCAGATACGGCTCTTCCGGAGAGTTGCCGATATTCTGGGAAGCACCGCTCGCAATGTCGTTGCTAGCGTAGTTCTCGTTAGCCTCGTCCGGATCAGGAACAAGGTTAGCGGTAACGCTGCCGAGGGAAAGCTGCTTTGGGTCGCGCGCGGCCATGATTAGTCCTTCCTGAAGGGGCGATAACGAAATTCTAGGTAAACCTGATTGTCCCAGTCGTACGGGTCGTGGACACGCCCGGGTAGTGGAGGCATATCAATGCGCCGGATGCCCATATCAACTTCAAGGTTGTCCCGGGCATCAAAGCTAAGGCCAGCGCCAACGCTATACCGGGGCTCCATGTGCGCGCCGGTGTACCCGTCCTTTAGGTCCGGGGCCCAGTCCAAAGAGCCGCCAACGGAAAGGTACAGCGCAGCTAGAATGTTAGCCCACATTAATATGCTCCCGTCTTGCCGTTCATCCACGCCTCAGTGCTGGCGATCTCCGCCGCCGTGCTGCTCGCGCCTCGGACGATCAGACCATACAAGTTCATGTTGCTTTGGAACGTCGGCGTAGCTCTGGCGCCTATGTTTAGGACATTGCTGCCGAACGTGCCTGTCGTGAAAGATCCCGGCGTATTGGTGCCAGACATCGAAGCGCCGTTTCTGCGTGGCACCACCGTGCTGGCGCTATTGACAGATACGTCATACGAGGTCGTCAGGACAGTCGCGCCGAGCGTGGAAACTACCGCGTCATTCAGGTATTGCGCTGCCGCCGTGCCGGATGCGGCGCTGTTGAAGTCCGTTGTAGCAGTCGTGAACATATCGAACGACTGCGCCGTTGCGGATACGTTCGGCCCCGTCTCAAAGATCACGCCGAAACCACCTGCTCCCGCGCCGAGGTTATTGACGCCTACGAACGCAGTCGCCTGCGCTGCCGTGAACGGAATGCTCGCCGTCGCCATCGCGCTCGACGTGCCGTTGCAGGCGAGGTACGGCAGGAAGCCCACGGCGTTGTAGCTCGTGGCGGTGGTGATGGATTGGTAAGCGAAGGTGGTGCTGGAGCCGACGCGGGCATCCGCACCGAATACTAGAATTCCGCTAGCCCCATCACCAAGGTAAGAATCGCCAAATACGCTGCTGGAAGTTGCTGCGCTACAAATAGCAATTCCTACATCATTTGTCACAGATGGCATGGTGATAGCAACACGCCACCAACTATTACCCGCATTCGTTACAGCAATCCCGATTGATGTTGTGTTCTGGCTAACAGCGCCGGTCGTCAGGTTGACGACCAATAATCCAAGACTCCCGCTCGTGGCATCGTAGAACTGAGCGAATGTTCGCTCAACGGCCTTGACGTAGAACGTCGCAACCCTTGTTACTCCCGTGCTGGAAAGAATCTGTTGCACGGAATGCGCGCTAGTCGCCGCACCCTCAATCATCTTTCGCGCGTTGGTACCGCCAAGCGGGTCAGAGAATCCAGACGTTAATGTCACGCTGGCCTTGGTCCATACACCCTGCGAGAAATCCTCACTCTGCAACAGCAGGTTATACCGCGCCCGATACGTGGGCCGGTTGCCGGCGGTCGCTTGCGTGGCGTGGTTGCCGCGACCCGAC